CATCTTGCTTAACGTAAAATTGAAGATAATCATTATCATTATCTAAAAAAGGTGTATTTATTTCATAGTATTCTCCTACTTTAGTAAAAGAAATTTCACTTTTTAACCATTCTGCATAGGAATTTATATATTCTTGAATGTTCATTTCTACACCTCCTTATTGAAATATTATAGCAATTCAAGTTGATAATTAATAGATGGCTTTTCAATGATGTTGAATCTTTCCATGAATAGAAGAGTATTTTCCACAAAATGATCTGACTGAATGTCCTCAGCAGGAAAAGCTTGCTTTCTACCGTATTCTTCGGTATAGATATGCCAATGAGATCCGGTGAGTTTTTCTCCATCTGGATTGACATGAGTTTTATTGGGATTGACATGTAATTCTAGGAGCATAATACCATCTTTTTTAATCCGTGCACCAATTTCGTATTTAGTAGAATTGATTCTTCCTCGATAAATTCTTGTGGCAAATAAATCTTTCTTTTCAGATCCAACAACGTCAAATTCTATTGAAGCTCCCTTCTCTGGAAAAGCTATTTCATCGGCAAGAGATTTCTTAAGCATAGAAAGTAGATGCTCGGCCTCCTCTTGAGTAAGTCTTTTGTTTTCGCTCATATGTATGTATACCTCCAAAAACAAAACATCAGTTCGGTGATGTGCCGTTTTTTTTAATATACTTTATAAGTCATCACCATATAGATAGTGGTGTTCAGCTCGGTGGAACATATCACAATGTTCCTGAATAAATTCAACACGTTTCTGATCACGAGCAATCCGCTTCTTTAATCGTCTTCGTTCCACTTGCAGTTGTTTGATGCGATCAAGATAGATTTGAGCCGGTTCTGGATCTTTGTGTGGATGATGAGCATAGTATTCAATTTCTTGTACATTACCTTTTAAAAAGTCATCTTTTGTTATATGACTCATGGCATGCTCATATGCCTTAAGCTGAGATTCATAATTCAATCCGGCATTGATCAGTATTGTGTAGCTTCCGTCTTCGTTCGGAACAACCATTTCATTTCCTTTTTTACTAGGAAAGTCCATAAGAACGACATTAACATCCGGTGTCGTCAATATCACCACGTTCCTTTCGTTTAAGCGCGAGAGCCATGCTATGCAGAGCTTTTAAGTCGTCCGGATCCATATCTTTCTGGACATCGAACAGCGCTTTCAGTTCTTTGTTTTCAAATATCCCTTGTGCTACCTGCGCAGTTTCATCATTTAAATAATACTTTTCTGTATCTGATTCATTTCCTGTCATTAAATAGTCGACAGATACATTGAAGTAATCAGCAATTTTCTTTATTTTCGTAGCATTAGGTGTACTGTTTCCTAATTTACTGATATACCCCTTTCCGAATCCAAGAGTTTCTTCGAGCTTGTTCATTGATATTCCATAGTCTTTGCACAAGCTTTTAATACGTTCTTTCATATTTTTGGGCCCTTTCTGAAAAAATCGCAAAAACTTCTTGACATTCTGAATATATCGCGTATAATAAAATTACAAGTTCTGAAAAAATCGCAAAAATAATCAGAATGGCAAATATGCTATTTATTTGTTTGTGGTAATTCAAATTATAGGATATTTTCAGAAGTTAGTCAATAATATTTAGTGATTTTTTCAGAACTTATATTGAAAAAGGAGGTGTAAATTTGATTTACGAAAATATTTGTAAACTTGCAAAAGAACGTGGGATTTCGATTAACAAGTTAGAGGGAAAAGCAAATGTATCGACGGGCAGTATTTGCAAATGGGGAAATGGTGTGAGTCCAACAGTTAAAAACATTAAGAAAGTAGCCGATATTCTGAAATGTACTGTGGATGAATTAATTTCAGCAACAGATGAAACAGGTTCAGAAGAAGGGAGGTGAGCGGGGTGACAATTTCAGAATGCAATTCTCCAGTGGCTGAGAATATCCAGCAGATTATACGCGAAAATGGGTTGAAGCAAACGTACATTGCGGGAAAAGCCGGATACACAGCACAGATGTTTAATAACATGCTTGTTGGTAGGAAAATCATCAAAGTATGTGATGTGATCAGGATATGTACAGCACTGGGAGTTGATGCCAATTCACTTTATGAGATCGAGAAAGGAGAAGAACATGAAATTTAACGATATTTTAATGGCAATTGACAATAACACAAAAATAAGGGTAACGATCACACAGTATGGGATGAAATTTAGCACATCTTATCATTATGGAGAATATTTCCTTGACAACAAAGAACTCGATGAGCTTACAGAGCGCAGGGTACTGTATATGAGAGTTGTTGACAATTTATTAGAGGTTGTTCTAAACGATAATTAGATAGCTAAAACAGCGAGAACCGCAACAAGTACAAACAGTAGCACATAAACATACAGAGAGGTGGTGTGAGTGAATCCAGATATGACAAAGATTATACAGGAGCTGATCTCTTTGCTGGAAGAACAGGAGAAAGTGAAGATAGATTACGAGCTGGAGGAAACCGCCTGAGGCGGTAGAAAGGATAGACAGGCTATGAAAACACAGACAATGAAGCGGATCGGTACGGCGCTGATCGTGATCGGACTGGCGGGAGCGTATTACACGATTGCTACCATGAATAATCGTGGCGGAGTGATGGCACTGGATTTTGTAAGAGAAGCAATCTGGTGTGCAGTGATGTCCGTCGGGGCGCATTTGAGAGGAAGGGGTGAGATAGGTGGAGAATAAGCAGAGAATCCTGGACTTGCTGTTATCGGCATTACAGGAGACACGTAATCTGCATGATCTGGTGGAGCTGGAGTACAGAGCAGACCGGGAACTGGTGTATGCGAAGTTTGCCAGTGGAAATTACAAGATCGTGAATGTCGCAATGGACTCAGGAACAGCAATGATCTGCGATGTGGTACATCAGATCGTATAAAAAAGAGTGCTCACATAAGCCCGGCAAGGCTGGAGCACTCAGGAATGTTAACAATTTCATTATAGGGAAAAAGAAAGGATTAGTCAAATGAATTACAGAAAAAGAGTAATGTCAGACGAGCGCAACCGACTGATGGATGCGGATGAATTAGGAAGATACATCTGTCTCGGTCGAAACAGCGCGTTGGCATTTGGCAAGGAGATCGGCGCTGAGATCCGGATTGGACGCCGGGTATTATTTGATCGCGTTAAGGTGGATCAGTATTTTGATTCAGCGACGGGGGTAAAACGATGATGGACCGCTACGATTGGGCTGATCAGGAACGGTTAGTCCAACAGGATGTTGAAGAGCTGGACAAGTTGGATCGGATGCGGAAGCGCAGGAAGCTTCTGGCAGAAGAATATAGGGAAAGGGAATTTAAGGATGAAGACGAAAACGCTTAAGATTACCACGGATGACAAGATTTCTGTCATCGAAGTGGACGTAAATAATATCAAAGATCTCCAGAATGCTATTGGCGGAGGTCTGGTGGAATCGGTTAAAACACAGAAGCTGTGGGATTACTTCAAGGCTCCAGTGCTCATGCTGGTGGATGAGGAAGGACTGCTTAAGGATCTGCCATTGAATTTCTTCGGCAGCATAATGTATGGAACATTGGTACATGGATGTCCGATTGTAGGTGATCTGATCTTGGTATTGGAAGTCGGTGAGCAGTGGACAGGACTTGGAGATGTAGATTCTGAACAGTGGAAGCAGAAGATTTTAAGAGATTATTCCACAACGATGAAGGATGGAGATAAGGAGGAATAGACGTGGCATCATTATATGAATTGACAGAGGATTACAGAGAATTGCTTGCAATGGCAGAGGATGAGGAGTTGGATTCGGAACTGCTGGCAGATACCTTAGAGGGGATCGAGGGCAGTATTGAGGAGAAAGCAGAGGCATGTGCGAAGATTATGAAAGAGCTTGCCGGTGAAAGTGCTGCTATCCAGACAGAGATTGACCGTCTGGCAAATAGAGCACGTTTGATGGACAACAATGCTAAGCGTCTGAAAGAGCGTATTTATCAGACAATGTTAGTTGCTGGAAAGAGAAAGTTCAAAACAACGCTGTTCAGTTTTAATATCCAGAAGAATACACCGAGTCTGGTAATCGACCAGGAAGACAGGATTCCGAAGGAATACTGGGTTAAACAGGAGCCTAAGCTGGACAAGCCGGCTCTTAAGGAGTGGCTGAAGAATAACCCGGCAGACTTTGCGCATTTGGAACAGAGCGAAGGGCTGCGGATTCGATAGGAGGATATTATGTGGAAGGTAGAAGTAACGCAGGAATATGAAGCCGACGGTGGATATGCGTGTAGAGATATAGCCGTCCTTGCGGTAGAAGATTTAAAATCCGCTGAGGATGTGGTTAGCGTTTTTGAAAAATATGGCGTTGGAGTGATTGAATATTCGATCATCAGGAAAAGAGGAGAGGTCAATGAGTAGAGTTATCTGTATCGCCGGAGAATCAGGATCCGGCAAAACAACATCAATGAGGAATCTGGATCCAAAGTCCACGTATTACATTGATGCTGACAAGAAGGGACTTTCATGGAAAGGCTGGAGAAAGCAGTACAACAAAGAGAATAAGAATTATGCAGCATGTGATGATGCGAACATTGTCCGTCAGTACATCAAACGCATTGCAGAAGCGTGCCCTGGCGTCAAAGTAATTGTAGTGGATACGATCAATGGCCTGATGGTTGCTGATGAAATGCGTCGGAGTAAGGAAAAGGGTTATGACAAATGGGTAGATCTTGCAGCGTGTGTCTGGGATCTGGTATGTGAAGCCTATACATACCGCGATGATCTGACGATTATCTTTACAGCACATACCCAGACGGACCATGATGAAGCCGGCTACATGTTTACCAGGATTAAGACTTCCGGAAAGAAGCTGGACAAGATCTGTTTGGAAAGTAAGTTTACCACGGTGCTGCTCAGCAAGTGTGTGGATGGAGCGTACAAGTTTGAAACCCAGGCGAATAACAGCACAGCAAAATCTCCGATGGGGGCATTTGACCAGATGGAGATTGACAACGATATCGTAGAAGTAATGAAGGCATTGGAGGATTATTAAGATGAAAAAGCCAAATAACTATGAAAACACACAGGTTCAGGGAGAATTTACTCCCGTTGAGCTTGGCGGACACAAGATGGTGATCAAGAGCGTGGAAGAGAGAATGTCAAAGACTAATAAGCCGATGATCGTTGTATTCTTCGATTTTGCACCAGGAGACAAGCAGGCGGGGTATTTCATGGAGTCATTCAAAAATGACATCCGACCGGAAAAGAAATGGCCGAACCAGGGAACTCAGTATATTTTGACAGAAGATGAAAGTGGAGACTGCAGCAGATCATTCAAGACGTTCCTTACTTGCGTGGAACATTCCAACAATGGATTTGTGACTCAGTGGGGAGATAATTTCAGCCAGCAGTTTAAAGGAAAGCTGATCGGCGGTG